CTGACTTCACTTTCCACATCAGCAATATCAATTAATAAATTATCATTCAAGATAGATACAGATCTATCTATTTTAGAATTAAAAGTGGATTATAAAATACTTGAAACTAAAATGGGCAAATTAGTCACCGAGCTTCAAAGCTTAGGTATAAAACTTGATGTTGTCCCAAAAATATTAAAAATGGGTTTAGACAACTCACTACAAATTGTAGGATTTTATATCGATAATGAGAATGTTACGACCTATCTTAGAGCTTAGAATAAATTACTTTTCAACAAAAGAAAATATATATCCATATCTAATAATGAGATTGTCATGTCTATGAGAATTAATCTTAGCTGATGTGGAAACATTTCCTCTTGAAATATTGTAAAAATCACAACAATCTTTAGCAAAGGTCCATTTTTTTATTAAATTTAGATCTTTATCATATTGGAACAACTCTTTAGCTCTTGGATTGTTTACACCATCATAAAGTCCTATTTTTTTATTTCTCATCAACAACTTGGCATTTTCAGTATGTTGCTTACCATACATAGGATTTTTCTCACCAGACAAAGCAGTGATAGTGATAACATTATTTATACTATATTCACCACCATCAGTAGAATTTAACAATCTACACTGACTCTTCAAATTTTTAATCCAATACTTTTCTCTTTCTAATATATAATTTAATTCAACATCTTTATGACTTTCTAAAATTTCAATTATAGGTCTGTGGCCCATTTTAAGTAATTTTAAAATCCAATTATCCTTATGATTTAGTTTATTTTTTCTTCTATTAGTTGCTTCATATATATGCCCACCAAGCCTTTTTGTTATAGACGTTCTTGTTTGACCGACATATCTTATTTCGGAAGAGATTGGACATCTTAAAATATAAATATTATACATACATTATGTGCTAAAAATTAAAACTCAAATTCGGAAGATTCTCCACCACCAGCCTCACCTTCTGGCCCAGCAGCTGGAGTCTCAGGTGTTGTCTGAGCGCCGGCTTCTGGAGTAGTTTGAGCCCCACCTAATTCACCACCAGCTTCTCCACCACCCTCAACACCTTCACCACCTGCAGCGGTACCAGCACCAGCAGCATCTTTCAACCAGTATTTTTTATTTTCTTCTTTTTCTTCTGGTGTTAATTTTAAAACATGATCAATCAAATATTCAATATGGAAATAAGGTTGCCCATCCGCTTTTTGAATACCATTAAGTGTGCCTAAAATCTCAGCTTTCTTAGAAAGATTACCCAATTTTTTCCACTCTTCAAATAATTGATTTGATAAGAATTGAATATCGACCTCATTCATGAATCTCTCATCATCTTTAAGTTCCGGAAATTCCACCAACATTTGTAATTTCAAAGGTTTCACTAATAATTCCTTAAAATTAGCACGTAAACGCATAACAAAGTTGCCAAACTTTGCCTCATCACGAGTAATTTCAGCAGCATCACTAAACACATTACCACCACCATTCTCATCAGATTGAAATCTTTGCATCGGAATTTTTGAAGCTCTTTTCAGAATATTAAAAAACCACTTTAATATATCATCCTCATTCAAGTTATGACCAGCACCAGCGTTCATTATTTCCATGTTTGGGGTACCACCATCACCTTCTGGAAACCAATATTGTTTATTGTAAGGTAAATGCTTCTGACCGTTTATACGCAAGGTACCCAAAGAATCATCCCATTCAACTTCTTCAGAATAGTCCTGAATCAATTGACCAATCTGTTCTTCAGCTCTTTGTCTACCTAATCCTTTAATTGGAATAACAAACTTTTGATAAAGAGTAGCATTAACAATGTTGAACATAATCTTAGTTTGCTCAATGATTTTTAATTGATTATAAGGTTTAATCAAACCCTCAACATAAGAAGTTTCTGAATAATCATTCTGAGAAGAATACGAAATAAAAATAATTTGAGAATCTAGGAAAATCCTACGAAGTTGTGGATCTTCTGGATACTGTATCCAAAGATGACCAATAGAAGGCTCAAAAGCCGGAACTAAAGTTTCAGGTCTTAATCTATTAAAGGAAATGATATTTTTCTTTTTATCATCCCAAATAATTTCCATGGCAACATATCCATCAATCAAAAAATCTTTCATTAACATCCAAGCTGAAACCGAATCGGCAAATCCATATCGATTATAAATCTTTTCAAAATATTCTTGATACTTATCTCTGATATCTTGCGTAAACTCACTTGGTAATTGTTTTGGTGAGCAAAAATCTTTATCTGAATAAATTACACACTCATCACAAACTGTTGAGATAAAATCCCTAATCTCGTCTTTTATTGAATACTCTCTCAATATTCTTCTCTTATCGGCATATGCTCTATCAAGATAAGGAATTGATTTTCTGTTCAAAATTGATGCAACTGCTCTTTTACTAAAGAAGTCGTACATTGAGTTTCCTTGTTGAGCATATGGGTCTTCATTAATACCAACACCAACCTGATTACGCATGATCATATCATCATAATTCATTCCCCAAGTAGAAAGATTTCTAAGGATTCGAGAGAACAAACCTCTATTTTCTACAGCTGAATTAGCATTATATTGAAATTGACCTTGGTTATTAAGTGGATTATAAGAAGCCATAAATTTTCAAAAATTTTAAGGTATATATAAAAAATCCAGTTTCCCTCAGGATTACTCTTTAGGAAACTCTCCTAAAAATGCTAACAACTCTTCTTTGAAAGATTGGTAACCTGGATTATTATTCAAATCAGCTACTAAACCATCAATTACTTTTTGAACGATTTCTCTCCTTTCATTCCCTTCTTGTGTAGATAGTTTTCTTTTCTTAATATCCGATTCTATTTCTGGAAGAAACTTACCACTCATTTCTTTTCTTTTCTGTTCGATTCTTTCTTCTTCAGATTTTTCAAAATCTTGTCTAGTTTTTGTTTGAGCAGCTAACATATCTTTATATTCAAGTTCTTCAAATTTTCTAAGGTGTTTCATCTTATAGATTATTTTTTATGTATATATTAACTTTATAAACCATATTATGGTTTACCATATTTTTCATATGAATCTCTTAATCTTTCTATGTGTCCACGCAAAGCATCATACTTTTCATTAATTTCATCTCTAACTTCATAAAAATCTTTTAACACGGATGTAATAATTTCTTTATGTCTTTGTTCCTTGGTTTCAAGTTTAGTTTCCCATATCTCTAATAACTTTTTCGGATCATAGGTATTTTTAGGATGCGAAGAATATAAAAACCTTGGTAGTAATTCTAAACTAATTTTATGAACTATCTTTATCTGAGCAACATTATACTCCTGTATTGCATATTCAAAACCATATTTAAGTAGTTCTGTGTACATTCCTTTGAAATTAACTTCAAGTATTTGGTCTTTTTCAAAGTTTTCTTCAGTTATAAATTTATCAAAAATTGAATCTCTCAATTCAAGAGGTATGAAATTGAAATTAACTCCGAGAATTACAATCATATTAGAAAACTTTCTATAATCACAACAAAAAATAGGTGACCACCTCATCCAATTAGAATCATCTAAATAGTGAAGGTGATAAAAACCACCAACTTGTAAATCTTCTTTTGAAATAGCTTTACAATCTTGGTCAGATTCAGAATATTTCTCATACATGAACTTAGTATTATTTCGATAGTAATCTACTAAATCACGACCAAATACTAAACGATTTAATTTAACTCTTTCTTTCAGGGCACCCATATACAATATATATTATATGTTAAACTCTAAACCTAATAATACAAATTATCATCAAGGAAATTATATTCCAAAAAACAAGGATAAAGTTCTAAAACTCAACTCTCAAGGTGGAGTTTATTACCGTAGTTCTTGGGAAATTAGAGTGATGACTTGGTTAGATAATAATCCAAATATTACAAAATGGGGAGCAGAATGTATGGCAATACCCTATCAATTAACACACTTTGAAAAAAATGGCGATATCAATGTTAAAAATCATTGTTATTACCCTGATTTTTACTATGAAATTAAAAATAAAGATGGTTCAATCAAAAAAGTAGTAGCCGAACTAAAACCTATGAAGGAATTTTTGATGGTTCAAAAATTACAAGAGATGAAACTTTCAATTCCAGAAAATGCAAATCTAAAAAAATTGAAAAATTTTGAATATGATTTGAAGATGGCTCAAAAGAACTCTGAAAAATGGAAAACTATGATTCAATTCTGTGACAAAAAAGGATGGGAATTCATAGTTATCACAGAAGATATTCTTAAAAAACTTGGATTATTATAAGAAAAACGGAGCTAAAATGAGACAAAACAAGATTAAAATCTTAACAATAGAAATTATTGAGTCATAATTGGCATTCAGCAACCACTTTTCTAATGTAGAAAACGTAGAAATAACTAATAGTATAATGGCAAAAATCCACCATTTAGTGAATACTAAGACAAACAACCACAACCAATAAAATATCTGATGTAAATAATACACTATGTCAAGAAGAATCCATTTCTTGTTATCATACATCATCAACTTTTGATCAACATTTTTCTGCAAATGTGGCTTATTGACTAAATAATAAAAAGTCGAAAGTATAAAAAAGAAGGCTAAAAAGTTCATGTTTTAAATATAATTTCTTCTATATTAATTAGATTGTTCATCTCATATTCCATCAACCTCAGAGAAGTCTTATCCTTAACCAATTCAAACAATGTGTCAGAAATGAAACATTCCATTAACGGCCCTGTAATCCTTTCATACTCATAAGGTACTAATAATTCACCTTGACGAATATTATATATCTCATTCAAATACTTTTTGTGAAAGTCTTCACTTAAATGTATAGAACAACCATCGGGCCTAACACCCCAACCTCTTTCAGATTCTTCCCATCTCTGGAAATAACAACGATTCATTTAAAAAATGTTTATAAGTTAATTCAATTCCTTGTTTAAGTTGAGTTTTATGTGACCAACCTAAGTCATGTATTTTAGAAACATCTAAAAGTTTACGCGGAGTACCATCAGGTTTGGAAGAATCATAAATTATTTGACCGGAAAATCCAATTACTTCTTTGACTAAATAAGCTAAATCACGAATAGAAATATCTTCACCAGTTCCAATATTAACAATTTCAGAATCATTATAATTCATCATTAAATAAATTAAAGCATCTGCCAAATCTTCAACATATAAAAACTCTCTCATCGGTTTTCCACTACCCCAAATAACAACCTCAGGGTTACCATACATCTTAGCTTCATGAAATTTTCTAATTAAAGCTGGTAGAACGTGTGAGTTTTCTAAATTATAATTATCACCTGGACCGTATAAATTAGTCGGCATCACTGAAATATAATTTGTTCCATATTGTTGATTAAAACTTTGACACATCTTTATACCAGCAATTTTCGCAATAGCATAAGCATCGTTAGTTTTCTCTAAATAACCACTTAATAAATATTCTTCTTTTAAAGGCTGTGGTACCATCTTAGGGTAAATACAAGAAGAACCTAAAAACAATAATTTTTTCACACCTGTTTGATAAGAAGCATTAATGATATTTGTCTGTATCATTAGATTTTGATAAATAAAATCTGCTTTATAATCATTATTCGCCTTAATTCCACCTACTTTAGCGGCAGCTATAAAAACATATTCCGGCCTTTCAAAATGAAAAAAGTGATTGACTTGAAACTGATTAGTCAAGTCTAATTCTTTCTTAGATTTAGTTATGATATTTGTATAACCCTCAGATGTTAGTTTTCTCAATATAGCCGAACCGACCATACCACGATGACCAGCAATAAATATTTTAGAATCTTTTTTCATTTTCTACGAACTTACGTGATATTTTTTCAAAATCTGAATAAACCATCTCTTTACACAAATCCTCCACTGTGTATTTTGGTTCCCAACCCAATTTTGTTCTTGCTTTTGTAGAATCACCCAATAATTGATCAACCTCAGTTGGTCTAAAATACTCAGGATCTATCTCAACAATTACTTTACCTGTTTTTTTATCTATACCCCTTTCATCTTTTCCAGTACCAATCCATTCAATATCAATATCAAGATGTTTGAATGCCATCGTGCAGAAATCTCTAACTGAGATTTTTTTACCTGTCGAAAGAACATAATCTTCTGGTGTATCTTGTTGCATCATTAACCACATTCCCTCAATATAATCTTTAGCATGGCCCCAATCTCTTTCAGCATCTAGATTTCCTATGAATAACTTATCTTGGATACCTAATTTTATTTTAGCAACAGCTTGTGTTATTTTACGAGTTACAAATGTTTCTCCTCTGACTGGACTTTCATGATTGAAAAGAATACCCGAACAAGTAAACATACCGTAAGCCTCTCGATAATTAACTGTAATCCAATGTGCATATAGCTTAGCCACACCATAGGGACTCCTTGGATAAAAAGGTGTTGTTTCTTTTTGTGGTATTTCTTGAACTAAACCAAACATTTCAGATGTTGATGCTTGATAAAACTTAGTTTTCTTTTCAAGTCCTAATATCCGAATAGCTTCAAGTATCCTGAGAGTTCCTATACCATCAGCATTGGCTGTATATTCTGGTGTTTCAAAGCTTACTTTGACATGAGATTGTGCAGCTAAATTATAGATTTCATCTGGTTGCACTTCTTGGATAATTCTGATTAGATTTGTGGAGTCAGTCAAATCACCATAATGTAGATGAAAGTTCTTTGTTTCTCTAGTTGATTCATATAGTTCATCTATTCTTTCAGTATTAAAAGAGGAACTTCTTCTTTTGATACCATGAACAATATAATTCTTTTCCAAAAGAAACTCAGCTAGATAAGAACCATCTTGTCCCGTAATTCCAAGGATCAATCCAATTTTTCTATTTAAATTTGTATTCATATTCTTTTTGAACTTTTATATCTTTTATATAATTGAAGAACTTTATAGTTTCTTTCTTATTTAAGTAAATTCTATTTCTCTTAGTTATTTTGACGTTGATATTTATATTTAAAAAATATTTTTCTATGAGTGATATATCATCACTGTTAAATGATTCAGTGCATAAATTTACAGTATCATCTATCAAATAACCATCTAATACATACCACCAGTAGCAGAATAATGGAGTAAAAAACAAATCATTCGGTACTATTTTTATACCTTCTTTATACCATCTATTGTATTCTTTTAGAAGAGTATTTGAAGATAATGACTTCGTAAAGTAGTTCACTATTAAATTACCATTTCTTTTATCAATGTGCTTATATTCATATATCGGATTAAATCTGATATTTTCGAGATCATCAATTATACGTTCCAATGTTTGTCTATACTTGAAACCAAGAGTCAATCTTGACGAAATTCTAGAAGGCTTTTCAAGAGATCCATCAGAAATCATTATTCCATCAAATATTTGTCTTTCTTGTTCATTGAAATTATAAATTAAAAAATCAGACTCACTCCATAGATTCTTGACAGAAATTTTCTTTTTTGTTTCACTTGAATGATTTTTACCAAAGAAAGGATTGTTCATACCACTATTCCTTTCAGACATTATTTTTTTCCATTCCTCTGAATGTTTTCTTCCTCTACCACTTAGTCCAATAAACCTCTTAGCACAAAATCCAGAACAAAATCTTTTTAATCTCTCACGTTTACGATTTTCATTGTAGTAAAATAACTTTTGACACAATTCACAATTTTTTTCCATCAATTATATATTATTATCCTTATAGTCCCATTCACAAAACATCCTAAAACTACAAACTATGTAATCCCTGACCATCATTTGAACCTTCTAAAGATATCAATCTGATAGAGTTTTCACTATCACCCTTTTTCTTATAAAGTTCATTGAAACCTTTAGCTATCCCTCTCTTAAAAACCTCAGTGAAGTAGGCAAAAGCATTGACTGACTTTTCTTCATTAAAGTTGTACCAATTTTGATACATATCCAGAAGTCCTGATTGATAACAATCCATTTTATCATCATTATTCCAATATCTCATTTTTTTGATTGTTTCTTTGCCAAGTAATTCCAACATTTTCTCAGCTTTTCTTGTCAATTTTCCTTGTGATTTTGATACAAGTATTTCCACATACAAGTCTTTGTTATTTAGATACATCCATAAAGCATTAATTTTTAAGCACGAAGCTTAGAATGCTTTCATGTTATATATCAAGATTCATGACGAGTTTTAAAAAGGCATAAAAAAACCTCGAAAATATCGAGGTTTTTTATTATTGATTAAAGTTTAATTCTTTCCTTATATTGGAGTTCTTTAACAGCCGTTAGTTCACCATCAAGTGATTTAGCTCTTTTTTCAAGATTTACTAAAGCTTCTTTAAGAACTTTAGTTTCACCTAACATTTGAAGAGATGCTTTTACTTTACCAATATTGAATTTAACATCCTCTAATTTAAGAGTGATTTCTCTTTCTTTATCTTCGAGTTTTTTCTTTGTTACAACTTCTTTGTTCAATTTATTCTCATAGAAATAAGTTAAATCAAAATTCAATTCATTTCTAACCTCATTTACTAATTCAAGAGCTGAATCATATTTGAAGAACGAATAACCATATCTTTCATCACATCTGTAAACAAAAAGACTATTCTTATAATTGAAAGCAAATAATTCTAAAGTTGGATTGATTAAATTAGAGACTCTCTTAACAACATCTAATTCAACAAAAGAATCCATGTTTTTAGACACTTCAACAATCAAAGGATAAAAGTTTTTATTTACAATTGGAATAACCGGAGATTGGAAAATACTTTCAAGTGTAGATTCTTCATTTAACTCATCTTCATTGATGAACAAACCTTTTTTAGAAACTCCCAAACCAACAGTCAAATATTCAGAAATTCTGAAATCGATTCTACTTTCGTTAATAGAACAAAACTGAAGAGCTGTTTGTAAAGTTCTCAAAGTTCTGAATCTCTCTTCATCTTTCACATGATTTTCAAGAAGAGTTTTATCAATTGTATTTTCACTTAATAAGAACCAAGAATCTTTGATGAATGCAATATGACCATCTTCAACTTGCTCAACAATAGTATAAACTGATTCAGCTTTACCACCATTCAAAAGATTTTGTCTTTTTTCAGGAGATTTTGTTAGATTGTGAACAAACAATTTAATTTCTGGAACCCAGTCGTAAACTGCTAATTCATTAAGAACCTTAGATAATCTGTCTTGATCTGTTTCAAGATTGATAGTCTGCAAAAGAACATTAAGAGGTTGTCTGTAAAGTTCACCTTGATTCTTTGAGTTTAGTACATTATAAAGACTTTTTAACTCATACAATAACTCAAACTGAGCCATATCGTCATTAAGACTCTCCAAAAAAGACTTTACTTGCTTATCATAGGTATATGGTTTTAGTCTCTCATTTAAAGATTGAATCATTTGCTTCTCAGCAAATTCAGTATAATTATTAAGGTGACCCTCAACAACATAAGCTACGTCTGACTGTTCGAAAGTCAATGACTTTTTAAAGTTGAAAAGCTCAAGTTTTAGATTCTTCATATTTTAAAATTTTATTTTTTATATTCTTATATATTACATTCAAAAAGTGTATTTTTACTATTTTTCACTATTTATTTTGTGACAAATCATTAGGATTTGCATTTGGATTTGACGGTAGAGGACTACCCGTTCTTAAAGCTATAATATTATTGAACCAACGAGTTCTGAAAGGTTTAACCTCAACCTCAACATTCGTAATAAATGCTGGATAAAAAGTCTGAACTTCTAATGACGCAGTAATTTTTATTGTATTATCACTTTTTAAGTTCTTTTCTCTCACAATCTCAATACCAGTATTATCAGGCTGCATCATTATCGCATCAATATTCATATAATTATGCTCAAAATACATATACTTATAAAGCCATAATGTATTCATAATTGCCTGTGAACATTTGAAAACATCCACCTCACTCTTCAATAAAATCTGTAAATCATAAGTAGCAGTAATAGGTATAGCACGAAGCTTATTCAAAACTCGCTTAGCCTCAACATTATCTTCTATAACATTTCTTAACCAAATATTTGGATTTCTAAATTCATCTGAACGAATGACCCAACTTGTGAGTGTCACATGACCTCTGGGTATTTGGTCAGTATTCAACTCAACAAATCGATTTTGAGAAACTATATCATCAGTAAAAGCATCAAGTAGAAATCTATCATCACCTGTCAATGAATAATAAAATGGTACATTTACCTGCACATCACCACTGGTAAATCGATTTACCCACTTTACTCTTCCTTCAAGGGTATCTAAAACGCAAATGGTTAAATCGCGTAGAAATACCTCATCAAAATTAAACTTTTCACCTATCATTATCATATATATTAGAACTTAAATCTTCTTATCATGTCAATTCAAAATTTATTACTCTGGGAAAAATGGCGTCCAAAAACTTTAGAAGATACTATACTCCCAGAACGCATAAAAAAACATTTCGAAAACGGTGTTACTAAGAATTATATCTTTTACGGTAATTATGGTATTGGAAAAACATCATTAGCCAGAATACTTATTGGCAAATACTCAAAAGATAAAGCTTTTTTAGAAATCAATTCTTCACTTTACACATCAATCGATGTTCTTAGAAGTGAAATTGAAAAGTTCTGTAAAACCGTACCAATGTTTGATACAGAAGATCCAATCAAATATGTTTTCTTAGATGAGTTTGAGAGAGTTTCAACAAATTATCAAGACGCACTAAAAGCCTTTATTGAACAATACCATCATAATGTTCGTTTTATCCTAACAACTAACCACTTTAATAAAATATCGGATGGTATAAAGTCAAGATTTACTGCAATCAACTTTGATACTCAAAGTCCAGAAGAAGAAAAATCGGTGAAAACTGGAATCTATAAAAGAATTATGGATTCAGTTTGTCCAAAAGAAAACTTAACAATTGAAAAAGAAGTTCTGATTTCTTTAATCAACAAGAAATATCCAGACATTAGATCTATTTTCGTTGAACTACAAAATCTAAAAGATACAGGTGAGTTATCATCAACGGGTTCTAATGTAAATAACAAACTTAAAATTGATACTTACAACCTAATCTATGATAAATCGGCCGATTATGAAAAGATTTATCATTTTCTTATGACACTTTACGGAGCTGAAAAGATTGACTTGTTATTTCAAATACTGGGTAGAACTTTTATCGAATGGTCTTTACAAGAAGGTAAGAATGTAGATAAACTCTTTAAGTGTAACTATGTTATTTCTGATTACCGTTCAAAATTAGATTCACAATCTGATCCAATTTTACTTGGTATGACTGTAATTGGAAAGTTTAGAGATATTTTACTTTGATTCTATCCACTCAACTATCTTGTGTAAGAAAGCATCATCAACAAGATAATATTCTTTACAAACAAAGGTTATTTCTTGTTCTCCGATTTCTTTCAAACCATCTTCTCGATAACCCTGAACAATTTGATTCATATGTGAGATGGCATCATTTTTAACTTCATCTGCCATCACTTTTTCATAATCTTCTATATTCATT